ATAAACAAAACAGTTAATAATATGTTTGGATATAGTGTGAAATGGTTTAGGGCGGTACCTCAACAAAGATCAAAGGATGTAATTTTTCAAGAATATACTTTATACAATGTTGAAGAATGTCCTATTGATGTAAAAGTAGTTTTACCAGATGGAAGAATACCCGATAGTAAATATACATATGACCTAATGGGATTACAATATGAAATTCCTCTTGAGATTCAAATAGATAAAAGATATTGGGAAGAAAAGGCAGGATTTGGAACTGCGCCTCAAAAGAAAGATATAGTATATTTTCCAATTTCTAATAAATTATATCAAGTCGAATCATCATATTTATCAAGAGGATTTATGGAGCAAGAAACAACTTGGGTATGTAATTTAATTAAATATCAACCAGAAGCTGCTAGAAAAGAAGGAACAAATCTTCAAGAAACTATTGATATTTATACCGTAAGTACCGAGGAAATTTTTGGAGGAGCTATTGATAATGAAATAAAGAAACTTACAGATGATAAACAAATGAGTCAATTTAATTCAACCAGTCAAGATAAATATAAATCTATTGATGCGTCACTTTCTATTATAGTTAATAGAATAACAGCGTATGGAACAATAATTGCTGAATCGTATTATGATCTTCAAACTTCTGCATGGTATGATGCTGTTATTTATAAAGATTCTGATAATATTTCTAAATCTTCAGATAGAGCAATAACAGCTTGGTTTATGCCAAGAACTATTTCAGAAATTCATAAAGAATATGAAGTAAATACTATAACTGAAATCGTTAATACTCTTGATCCATCAACTTTATATGAATATGATGCTTCTTTATATACTGAAGCTAATTATACTATAACATTAAAAACACCCATATCATTAAATAATATTCAAATAGATGATACAGTAGTAATTTCAAGGCCTGGTGCACTTAATTTTTATGCAAAAGTAGTAGCAATAAGTATTAATCCATTACAATTTCATTGTGCTATAAACCCATTTGTACTAGAAGATTTAAATGAAATAAGAACGGATTGGTATAATCAAAAAGGATATAAGTTAACAGTAAAAGAACCTATTTGTATTATAGATGGAACAAATGAATTTGGTGATCACGTATTCTCTGTTAATATTTATGCTAATCAATATATTGCAATAAGCTATGGCCATACATACTGTGATACGTTAAATGCATATAGTGCATATGTAATACGTATGGATGAAAAATTAAACGATAATGAATGGTATGGCATTGTTGTTAATATAGGAAATACATGGAATCAATATAGTGCTTATATATGGAAAATACACGAAACGGATAAGAATGCTAAATTAAGAAATATTTTTTATGAAACTCTTAAACTTTATCCTGAAGATATTGCAATTAGTTCATATACAATTAATAAATCACCGGCATATTTAACTAATATAAGATTATTTAAATGTACAATAGAAGAAGAAAAACAATCTAATGAGTTATTATCATATTTTTCACAAAATGGTGAACAACTTATTATTGGTGATAATGCAGATCCGAAGTTAAGATTACCATATATTACACGCCAAAGATAAATAATATAAGATAATTATTAAAAAATAAAAATATGAAATTAAAAGAAGAAAGAAAAGAGCTTGAAAAAATGCTTGAATCCGCTCCACAAGAAATTAATAATAATGTTCCTAATTTAAATGATAATATTCCGGGTATTCAAGTAGAACCAGTTACTAATGTTGATTTTGTAGAATTAAGAAAAAAATGTCAAAGGGAAGCAAGGGCTATGTTAAAAAATGCTATTAAATTTATTATTACAGAAGAAGATTTAAAAGATAATAAATATCTTAAAGATAAACTTAAAGTTGATACATTATCATTAGCTGGAATGATATATCAACTTAGAACCAATGAAATTATGCAAAAGGCTCTTATTGATCAAGTAAATTTAGGAATGGTTCAGGCAAGAATGTTTGAAGTATTTGCTACGATGTCAAAAACAATAGGAGACCTGAATAAACAACTTGTACAAACTGTAGAAGCTCTTAAAGAAACATATAAGACATTTAAACAAGATGCAAAAGATATTAAGATGGAAGTATTAGGGCCATCAGATGAAGTAAAAGGTATTTTAACTACAGGAAATGGAGGAGTTGTTACTAGAGGAACTAAAGAACTTATTAATAAAGTAAAAGAAAATAAAAAAATTATAGATGTTTCAATTATAGACGATAATTCATCTTTAAATAGTAATTCTTCAGGTATATTATAATTTGTAATTTTAAAAATATTTCTATTTATGTTATCTACAACAATATGGAATAGTGCGTTAGTTCAAAAAACATTAGATAGATATAGAATGGGTTTACCTACTGATATGTCTTGTTTTCATTTTGGTGACATAGAATTAAAAGCAAATAATATTCTTTATCAATTAACTGAAGAAGAAATAGAAGAATTTCATAAATGTTCGAAAGATATAATATATTTTGTAGAAAAATATTGTAGATTTTTAACAGATGAAGGAAGAAAAACAATTAAATTAAGAGATTATCAAAAAAGAATTTTAACTTTACTTACAGAAGAAATATATAGTGAAAAAATACGAGATTTAATTCCAAAGGTACGTAATTTAATAATGATGCAATCTCGTCAAAGTGGAAAATGTTTATTTTTATCAAATGTTACAATAATGTATCCGGATAATAAAAAAGAGAGCGTGCCTTTATCTTTATTATATTATATGTCAAAAAAATCTTTATCACTTTTAGAAAAAATTAAAGTTAAATTATTAAAAATATATTCAAAAAGAAAAAATAGAATAATAAAATATTTTATTCTCTATTTAATAGAATTAATTGAAAAATGGGAATACAGAAATAAATTATTAGATGAAAATGATATTTCTAAAAAAATAATTGATACTATAAAAATTAATAATTTGAAAATAGAAACTCCTCAAGGATTTAAATCAATTAGTAGAATTCATAAAACACAACCATATACTATTTGGAAAATAAAAACTAAAAAAGGATTATATTTAGAGTGTGCCGATAATCATATAGTTTTTAATAATTTCGGAAAACAAGTATTTATAAAAGAATTAAATATCGGCGATTATATTCAAGTAAAAGGAGGAATAGATGAAATAGTAAGTATTAAGAAAATGCCATTTAAAGCATCAATGTATGATGTAACAATTAATTATATTGAACATACTTTTTATTCTAATGATATAGTTTCTCATAATACTACAACTATAGCAGCATATCTTGCTTGGTATATGTGTTTTCATAATGATCGTAATCTTGCTATTCTAGCAAATAAACAAGCAACAGCATTTGAAATTGTTAATAAAGTTACAGATGTTTTTAGAGGATTACCATTTTTTTTAAAACCGGGTGTTATAAATATAGGTGCTGGTGGAATGCGACTTGATAATGGGTGTTATTTAACTTCACAAGCAACTACAAAAACTGCACAAATAGGTTTTACTATTCATGTTCTTTATATAGACGAGTTTGCTCATATTCAAAAAAATATTGCTGAAGATTTTTGGAGATCCGTATATCCTACTCTTGCTTCTTCAGAAATATCTCAATGTATAATTTCATCTACACCAAATGGAGATGATAATATATTTTTTAATATATGGGATAAAGCCCAAAAGAAACTTAATTCATTTGTTCCTATAAGAGTAGATTGGTGGGAAGTTCCGGGCCATGATGAAAAATGGGCAAAACAAATAATACAAAATTTTGGAGAAGAATATTTTGCTCAAGAATTTGCGCTTGATTTTACAAAATCAACTGCACAAAAATTATTAGATACCAATGATATATTATTTATGTCAAAAATTGAAAAGAAATATGTTTATAATGAACTTGAAAAAACTGATTTAGATACTACATTATATATTAATAATTTAAAGTGGCATCCTGATTTTGATCCTAATATTGAATTTAATACAAAAGAACATAGATTTATTTTAAGTATTGATACCGGAGAAGGACGAGATGAAAATGAATTAAAAGATAATGATTATAATATATGTAATATTTTTAAAGTTGAGCCCAAGAGTATTTCTCAACTAAAAAAACTTAGAAGTGATGAACTTCGAATTAAAAATATGTTTAGATTGGTTCAAGTTGGTTTATATAGAGATAATATTAAAGATGAAGAAAATGCTGCAAAAATTGTTAGATCTCTTGTTTTTGATCAATTTGGTGCAGATTTATGTAAAGTTTTAATTGAAATGAATTTTAATGGAAAATATTTTCTGGAAAAATTTTCACAACATAAAGATTATGATGAAAGCGTAATATTACATACATATCATACTAAACCTATTCCAGGAGAAAAACCCCCTCGAAAAAAACCGGGATTTAAAGTAACTAGTGGTAATAAAGATATATATTGCAAATTAGCAAAAAAACTTGTACATAAAAAAATAATTATTTTAAATGAAACAGAAACAATAAAAGAATTTAAATCTTTTCAAAAAGATAAAAATGGAAAATGGAGAGGAATAGGCTCACATGATGATATTGCAATGAGTACTATTAATATATCTCATTTATATGAAGAACCTGAATATGAAGATTGGTTATATGATTTTTTAGATGAAATGCCAGATTCTAAAATAAAAACTTTAATAAATGAATTATTAGAAAAATATACAGAGAATAAAGAAATTTCGGATGAAGAATTTAAAGAATTATATGGTGATATTGAAGAAAATAAAGAAATACTTCCAATAAATATTTTTCCCAAGCCATTTAATAATATAAGAAAAATTTATTTTCCTTCTCAAAATAGGTAAATTAATATTTTTATCTATAGATATATATAAAAAACATTTATTATTATTAAATAAATAGAATAAAAATAAAATTATTAATATGGCAAGAATTGCATTAGATTTATCACAATTTAAATCTGCAGGTGTATATACAGTTGAAATAGATCAATCAGAAAGAATAGTTGTTACAACACAATCTTTAAGATTGGTTCCGGGTTTTTCTACCGTAGGTCCATTTAATACACCGGTGTTTTTAAGATCAACTAGAGATCTTAAAAGATTTTTTGGAGATATTGATACAAAATTAGAGAAAAAGGGCTCATTCTTTCATAGATCAATACAAACATGTTTATTATCTTCTCCTGTGTTTGCAATAAATCTATTAAAAGTAAATGAAGATCCCACACAAAAATTAGATGAAGTAGAATATATTGGATTATCATTAGATTGTTCAACATTAGAAGATGCATCACTTTATACTGATGCAAAAAATTCATTATTTGTTAATTTCTTTGATAGAACAAGATTTTGGACACCAGATCCGGATCGTCTTCAAGGTGTTGTAACTAATGGATATAGTGCATCATCTGTTTTAAGTGCACCTTTATTTCAATTGGTTAATCTTAGTACAAGAAAAATATCATTTATTATAAGAAAAGCACAAGGATTATCACAATATAGTATTTTTGCAAAAGATTGGTATGGATCAGAAAATAATATTCCTTATGAATGGATTAGACCGTATGATTTAATTAAAGACTTTTTTGTTCAAGTTATTGCTATAGAAGGAGATTGGACTGATTACAGTAAATTATCAACGGATCCTTATTATTCACAATTCTTTTCAGAAAATGGTATTTTACCATCACAACTTCAAAACTTTATAAATTCACCAAATGTTAATTTAATAGGTTCATGGACGGGTTGTATTATTCCTGATTTTAAAGATCAAACTGGCATTGAACAATATATTGAAACTATTGTTAATGCATCAACTCCTTTAACGGGAATATTAATGAATATTAATCAACAAGCATTAGACCAATTAAATTGGGATTCATCAACTAGAAAATGGGTTTTAGGAGAAGGCACAACTAATGCTTCATATACGGTTGATTTGGTAGGACATAATTTAATAAATTCAGCTGATTCAAGTACTGTTAAATTTAGATTTTTAAGTTATGATGTAAATCTTTCTTCAGATGATTGTTCAGTATTTGATAAAATAGCTGTTACTGCTTATCCTGCCGGTGATACAACAGAAAAATCTTTTTCTATAGATTCATCACAAAATGCATCAAAAATAACTGTAGGGTCACTTGTTAAAAAATCTTCTACATCCGACATACCAGGAATAACCTATGTTACAGCAAAATGGTATGATGGATCGGCTTATATTATTGAAACTGCTGAAGAAGTTGATGTAACAAGTAATAAAATCACTATTCAAAAACCTATAGATGATCCCTCAATATGTACAGCTTATAAATTTATACAATTAGACGGTTTATCACTTTCTAATAGACATCTTCCCGGATTTGATGAAAATGGCGCGCCAAACGTAGAAGAAGGTGTTAAAAAAATTTATGGTCAATTAATATTAGATGATGGTATCTTTAGAGGTTTAACAAATAAAGAAATGATAAATTATCGTTACATTGTAGATACAATGGCATATGGACTTCAATCAGAAATGGGAGGAAAGGCATATCTATCAAAACTTGCAAAGGCAAGAGGAAAATGTACTGCAATATTGAATGCTCCATCAATATCTCAGTTTGCTACTTCTACAAATCCATATTTCTGCGAAACATTTATCTCGGGCGTTGATCCTGTTCCAGTATTTAATACACGTTATATCGCAGAAGGAGGAAATCCTGATATGCCAAGATCATTTAAATTTAGTTTACCAACAGAAGAAAATGGAGCAAAATATTGTGGAGTATTTGGTCCATTTCTTAAATATAATGTTGGTGGTAAATTAATTAATGTACCACCTGCTGCAGATGTAGCAAATGCATATGTAAGAAAATTCTTAGGTGGCAATCCATTTGCTATAGTTGCAAATAAAAATGGTATATTATCAAATCCAGATCTTGCAGGAGTAGAATATATGATAGATAAAACTGATAGAGATTATCTAGAGCCATTTGGATATAATTCTATTATACAAAGAAGTGCAACGGGACAAATAATGATATATTCAAATACTACTGCATATCAAACAGTTAAAAGCGATTTTAATAATTTACATGTAAGAGAACTTTTAAATACGATTGAAATACAATGTGAAGAAGTTTTAGAGGAATATGTATTTGATTTTAATAATCCAGTTACAAGATTAAATATTATTAATTCATTATCACCTATATTTGAAACACTTAAAGATGCTGGTGCTATAACAAAATATGAAATTATTATGGATGAAAGTAATAATAATAGTGAATTAATAGCAGATGGATTTGGAATAATTGATATAGGTGTATGGATTACAGGCGCGATGACTAAGATTGTCAACAGAATTTCTGTAAATAAAAATTCTGGTATAGCATCATCCGGATTTATATATTAAAAATAAAATAAAAAAATAATATGGCTGATACAAATTTCAAAAGTCAAGGATCATTTGGATTATCACATTTTAGAAATTCTCGAGCTTCTCAGGAATTATATGAACCGGTGTATTTGAATTTATTTACAATACAAATTCAATTA